TTGGAATAGTAGAAGAAATATCTTTGGTTGATGCTCTTGCTAATTTAGATGCAAGCATGGCTGCTACCAGCCCTGTAATGACACCAGTAGCAAATTTCATTCTTGGAACAACATTAGGGTCACGTTCTGGTTGAACACCAAACACAGAAGAATAAAGATCACGAACAATAGATAGAACCATGGCTGGAAGAGCCGTTGCAAGGCTTCCAAGCCCTGATACAGCATCTATGCCAGCACCAACCACATCACCCTGAACAAGCCTAAGCGCACCTTGTCCTAGACCAATAGCAGCACCAATAAATGGAATGGACTTAGCAGCCAATCCACCCAAAGCTTTTGTGATGACAGGACCAGCAAGACGCTTTAGCACAGAAGAAACTGCGGTTCCTGCTACTTTTCCAGAAGCGCCAACTGCTTTAAATCCTTTACCAAGAGTAGAAGCAACTCTCTTTGATACATTAAGAGCACCAGAAGCAAGTCTCGTACCACCAACTTTTGCTGCAACACCACCAACATTAGCTGCTCTCTTGGCAACATTAATAAGTCCTGTACCAGCACCCTTGGCAACATTACTAACTCTTGAAAGCATAGATGGCTTTGCTTGAGCAACAGCATCAGCAGCAGAGGCAAACCTACCATTTGGTCCTCTATAAGTGACCCTACCATTAGCGCCTACTACTGATCTAAAACCAGGCTTTGTTCTTATTCTAGCAGCTTTAGCAGCCTTACCTCTTGCATACTTTTCATATTCATCACCAACACCATAGCTTTCAGAAAGTCTTTGCATGAAGCCACGGTTAGCATTTTTCTCTTCTTCTTGTTCTTTGACCTTTTCGTCAACCACCTTTTTTAGTGGCTTAAGTTTTTCTATTAAAGTGCCAATATCATCGTTCAATGGTGTGAAATTTGTACCAACACCATCAATCTTAGTACCAGCTTCCATAGAAGCTTCTCTAGCATTTCTTTCTGCTACAGCAATTTGACGTTGAAGTGATTGTTGCTGTTCGGAACTAATAACACCAACACGATTAGCAACTTTAATAATAGAATTTAATTGATCAACGATTGTTGAAATACTAGGGTTTTGTCTTTCACGTTCAGTTTTTGGTTCCTCCATTGTAGGAGAATCAGCTTGTTCCTGTTTTTGGTCAGTATTCATCGCTTCGGCAAACAACCCAAGTTTGCCTTTTATGAAACCACCTTTATTAAAATTTTCTTCCCCAAAGCCATACGCACCAAGCATACGCTCAGCGAAATTCTTTCTTGCTCTATCTCTATCGCCTTTTTTCCTAGCTTGTTTAAATCCAGCAACTCTTTGTTGGAACTCAGGGCTGCTACGATCTATTCTAGGTTTAGGGCCAGATTTCTTAGCCAACTGCTATTATCCCTTTTTCAACTCTTCTTTTTCTTTTTCAAGGTGCATCAATAACATATCGACATATAAATCTCGCTCATATGGCATTAATTCTTCAATTTCAGTGATCGAATAATTGTGGTGTTGAACCAATGAAAATATCATGGTGTAATAGTTCGCAAGATTATTATGGTTCAACCCCAGATAAAAAAATCACTTAGCGTATTAAGTTCGATAGTACGAACATTTCCATTTGCATTCGTATATTCAAGCTTATGATACATCTGTGGAAGATTATCAAAGAATTCACGAATTTTATTGAATGTGTCAATATCTAGACTATCAAGGAACTCATTAAGTTCTTCGTCAGTATGATCACCAACAGGATATACATTTTCTTCATCAAAAATTTGATCAATACAACTCTTGATAAGATACTCTACTACATCACCAGCATCTTCAGTATCAGGCACATTGTCGAGAATTGTGACTGATGGATACTTCATCTTGATACCAACAGTATCACTCACCTTGATGATGTTTGAAAAATCATCATTGGTTTTAAGGTCAACCTCATCCAAGTTGATCTGGAAATCATAGACCTTATCGTCTTCGTTATCACGATATGATACTTCGATGACATTATTGACTGATCTTGCACGTAGCTTAAGGAACATAAATTCTAGATCAAACGTAGCTAGATCATCAACATCAAACTCTTCAGCAATACAGTTGGTAAGAACTTGCTTAATGGCAAGGATAATATCTTTTTCGTTTCCTGATTGCTGTGCAGTCAATAGGATTTTTTCTTCACGCACGACAAATGGACGAGCCTTTACAGACTTGTTCATTGATGGTACAAATAGTTCAAATAGTGGTTTTTCAATTTTAGGTAACGACATAATTTTTCACTCCATGTCTAATTAATTATTTAGGTGGATTATATTTGATAAAATAATCAGTATATGTAAACTGTACATTCAACTTTAATATTTCATCATTAGATGCCCAATTCAAATCAAAACCGGGCATTGCTCTTGGAAATGCTCTGTATAGCTTAGCAGTCATTGCTTTATCATTTTCACCAGTTTCTCTGATCATATGAATTTCTATGTCTGTGCAATACTCATCTTTATAGCCTACTTCATATGGACTATAATTTTTATCATTTTTGTCTTTATATCTTGATTGACCTTCACTCTGTAGGTTTACAACCGTATTTATCCATTCAAAAAAGAATTTGTGTAAATTTGAATTCTTGTCAACAATGAAGTTTAATGTTACGTCTTCAAAGATTGGTGCAATAGGGATTACTTCAGATGCACCATAACCTGCTCTTGGTGGTGCATCCATAGTAGTAAATGATACACCCGGCCATTGTACAGCGTCACAGCGAAGTAAGAAGCCATCAGCAATCTTCTTGCCACCCATGCTTGGTGGTGCATTAAACTGGACCATAAACCTATTGGTTTTCAGTACGCCACCAGTATCAATCTCTGATCTAAATTTGTTTATTTCAAACGTCATTATTTGACTCCAGCAACTTTCTTTCTTGATTCCGCAAAGACCTGTGTCTTTGACTTCTTCTGGAATCTTTCGAGTGGTAAGAATAAAGCAACATCCCATTCTTCAGGCTGAATATAGAAGAACTGTGATTTAGTGTGCGTGAATAGATATTGCTTTACACAAGGCTCAAAATATTTAAACTTAGCAGCACTTGAAAGAATTTGATAGCTGATACGTAGCTTAGTCGTATCATCATAACGGCTGTTGGTTCTGGTCTGATACAGAGCATCCATCAACTTGGCACGATATGGTAGCGGTAGGTAGTGAAGGTTAATTCCCCAGAACCTATCCGACAAAACACGAAAAGGAAATACCATAGGAAACTTATCCCAATATGGTAGAGTGTCTTTTGTCTTGGCATCATAGAAGTACATGTAAAGATTGCCGGGTCGAATACGTCTAGTCAGACGATTGGAATTAGAACGCATAAGACCAACTTCGCCACGATAACGAGTATATTGCTTTGCAGCATCTCTATACCATTTACGTGCAGCTTCGGTCTTCGCAGGGATAATCCCACGTCTTACGCCGTCATCTAAAACTGTGTCAAAAACATTCGCCATTAAAATTTTAGTCCTAATTCTTTTTCGGTTATGATCTGGAATTGCCATCCACGATCTTTACAGTATTCTTGTGCTGCTTTCCACTTAGCAGAGTTTACACCCCATGTCTGCACTTCAGTGATATATCTTCTTGATACTTTATTCTGTACAGTAGGTGGCTTGGTTTGTGCAAGTGGCTTGACCTCAATTAAAATCTCTTCGATCTTGCCTTCTCTATTCTTACGCTTCATATAAAAGTCCATGAAGTATCTATGGTATCTATTATCAATAGGACTGATATAAGGTATCACAACTTCTTCAGAAGACCATTGCATAACATCAGGATGAGCATCAAGCTTCTGCATAACCATAAGCTCCCATCTAGATCGATAAATAATCTTTGTAGGATCACCTTTGTATTTATCTGGATTTTTTGGTCGAAACGATCCTTTATATGCCATGTAACTTCCATTTTATTGTATTGACCTTCAAACAAGTCATATAAATACATTATGGGTATATTTATCAAACAAATTTAAGGATCAGACAGTGGCTTTCAATGTAAGCAATTTTGTCAAAAGCACATCAAAATCTATTAGTAATCGCATTTTAGATAATGCTACAACTACTGCCATTTCAGGTGCTTCACGTAACGCACAACTAATCGCTAAAACAACTGCACAATCATTATTTAATATTGGTGCATCATTTGATAGCGTAGAAGCATTCTCGACACAGAAGACGGATAGCATCCTATCTGGTGCGTCTAATGAATATTTTGCAATGGCTGGTAAGTCTCCATCAAGAATTGCTGCAAATAAACTAAGCTCACTTCGTAGAACTGGTAGTGAAAGTGCAAGAGTATATGTAGAAAGCATTAATCCACAAACTAAGGTTGCTAACGCAAAGAGCAATCAACAGTTTACAACATATACGGTGGTATAATATGGATATACTAAAACCAGATGCACCAAGAAGACCTGAAAAAAATATATTAGGAGACAAATCTACTCAGAACCAAGAAAAAGATACTACTGGTCTTTCCGATTCAATGCTTGGCAAGTACTATTGTCGATTATTGATTGGTAAATATAAAAGACCTTCACCATTTGATTCATCAGTGTGGGAGACTCATTCAGCTATTCACTTACCATTACCAGATGCTCTACATGATGATACATCTGTGAGATATAGTGGTGTTGATCTTACTACAGTTGGTGACTTTGTTAATGGTGATGCTTTAACTGGTTTAGTTGGCGCTGGTATTAGAGGTGTTGGTCCTGCCACATCTAAGTTCTTTAGTGCTGTATTGGGCGCTGCTGCTGGTGCTGTAACAGGAAAATTAGGCGATGTTATTGGTCCTGCTGTTTCAGAAGCAGCAGCGGCAGCACTTCCTCCTGAATCTATTCAGACTGCATTTGAACAATCAATTGGTCTTTCTCCTAACCCAAACCCTTCTGTTGCTTTCCAAGGACCAAACCTCCGTGAATTCCAACTATCATGGACATTCTTTCCTAGAAGTAGTCCAGAGAGTGAAAAGGTAACTGCAATTATTGGTCGTTTAAAAAGAGCTTCATTACCAACAAATACAGTTGCACGTTCTGGTGCTCTACTTCAATATCCTGATATGGTTCAATTGAACTTCTTCCCATGGGATACTGACGGTTATGGTCCATGGCTTTGGACTGACAAAAGTATTATTAGAATTAAGAAGTGTATGATGCAAAGTGTAAACGTGGATTATAATCCATCAAACATCCCCGGTTTCTTTAAAGGTACCAATTCTCCTGTTGCAATTAGATTGACAATCAGTTTTACGGAAACTGAATATATGCTTTCAAGTGATTGGGGTGGTGATACTGGTGGCGATATATTTGGACTGCTTGAAGGATTTGCTACAACTGCTACAAATCTAATTCAATACACTGAACCTGAAAAAGCGCCAACAACGACATAATAGGCAATATAAATGAATTATTTTAATAAAATTCCAACAATAATTTATAATGGACAGGTAGCAAAGAACTTGCTAGCTCGTGCAAAGTTGTCTGATCAAACTATAAAGAATAAGACTGCATTTTATCCATATACTATGGATGAAACTGATCGTGCTGATACTCTATCACAACACTATTATGATAACCCTGGTTATACTTGGCTCATCTGGATGGCCAATAATATGATTGATCCATATTATTCTATGCCACTAACTGAAGAAGACTTTAATAAACATATCATCAGTAAGTATGGCAGTGCTGAGAAGGCAATGAGAAAGATTGCGTTCTACAGAAATACATATAATAGAGAAACAACTATTACCATTGGTGATTATAATTCACTACAGCCACGTTTTAAGAGATATTACGATCCTATCTTAAATGGAGATGAAGTAATCAGAGCATATAGAAGAAACTCTGGTCTTGATATTACCAAAACAAATAGAATTATAACACTTTCGGTTTCAACTGTCAAGGGAAACTTTACAGTTGGAGAAGAAATTCAAGTTAATGGTACTAATTATGCTTTTGTGACTTGTGTTGATAGTGCGGCAATCACTGCACAGCATGTCAATGGTTCATTCTCTGTTGGTAATAAAATCACTGGTAAAGATAGTGGTGCAACCGCCACAGTAACATCATCAACTACTATAGTTGAAACGATTGCATTTACTGATGCTCCTTATTGGGAGCCAATTAGTTTCTATGATTATGAGCGTGAATTAAATGAAGATAAGAAACATGTTCAACTATTAGACGTTCGTTATAGTGGTCAGGCTGATGCAGAACTTAAGAGATTGATGAGTGTTAGCTAATGAGTTTTTTTAAAGATGTATTTCAGGGTGTAGAGAATATTTTACGAAGTAGCGTTAGTGCTTCTTCGCCTATCATCGTGAACAAAGGTGCTAATATTGATGTTGTTGCTGGTGATATTAAAATTATTGATATTACCCTGTCAAGTGAAGATCATGATCGTAAGACAAGTCTAATCAATCAGTTTACAAGTATTGATATCTTTGAAAGTATTAATACTCCTGCTATCTTTTGTGAACTGACTATTTCTGATAGTGTTGAACTACAAGAACAGTTTCCTCTTATCAAAGAAGAATTGATTACCATTTCATTTGAAACACCAAATAACCCCGGCGATCCTACAAGATATGTTTTCCATGTAAGAAGCATTAATAGTAATGTTATTAATGAAAATCAAAAGACAGCATCATACACAATTACTGGTGTAAGTCCTGAGTTGTTAATTAATAAAACTGCCTTTGTTGATAAGCATTTTGATGACACCATTTCAAACATGGTAAAGAACATCATGGAAGAAAAGATCACCACAAATAAAAAGGTTGAAGTTGAAAAGACGGTTGGTATTTTTCCTAAGAAAAACATATACAACATGTTGCCGTTTCAGGCTATTCATTCTCTGCTCAGACATGCTGTCTCTGATAGATACTTGTCTCACACATTTACGTTTTTTGAGAATAAACATGGGTATCATTTCACTACATATGAAAGACTTATAGAGCAAGGAAGAAATAGATTATCTAAGGGTCTTTCTGATAAAGAATTCTTTTATGATATGGTAAGAAAAGAGCATATCGAAGACGTAAACATTCGTAACATTATTGCATATAATAGTGTTGGCGGAACAGATGTTTTAGAAAAGACTGCTAGTTATGTTAATACTGCAACTGCAATCGATATGCAATCTGCTGGTCAAAGACAAGCGGTATATGTAAAAAATATTGGTGCTGATAAGTTTCAAAAGATGGATGATAATGGTGCTGCAACAAACAGCACAGGCAATGTTCGTGCATTTGGAAAGACCAAGCGACCAACAGCATTTAGCATACTACCAATATTTTCACATGATAATAAGCTTTCTCTGGTGGAAGCGGCAGCAGCAAGAGATGCATTTGTTGAGGATTTAACAAACACGGTCACACAAATTCATGTATATGGTGATAGTGATCTTACTGTTGGTGATATGATTAAATGTAATTTACCATCTGCTTCAAGCTTTGATGATGCGGCTGGTTCATCCCGTCTTGATAGCGGCAATTACTTAATTACTAGACTAAGACATATTATCTTAATGGGCGATAGACCACAACACACAATTGCTCTTGAGATAGTTAAGCTTAACTTTACGGAGACTGCATAATGTTTAAGATGGGACAACAAGGATTTCGTTGGTTTGTTGGTATCGTAGAAGATAACACAACAGATGCAATGAAGCTTGGTGGTGTGAAGGTACG